ACTGGTGATGGTGATGGAGATGGTGATGGAGATGGAGATGGTACTGGTGATGGTGATGGAGATGGTGATGGAGATGGTGATGGAGATGGTACAGGAATGATGGCTCCTTCTGGCGGTGGTGGCTTTGGCGGCTTTAGACCAAGTCAAGGATACATGGGTGGTATTAACTACCAGTTGCCGCAGTTTGTAGGAGTACAGTACCAACCTAAAAATTATAATGTTGAGTTAGACCGTATTATCAACGAAAGTTTGTTTAAAGGAATGATTTAATGACTTACAAAGATTTAGTCAATAACGTGCTTAGGAGACTCAGGGAGATAGAAGTAACCTCTGTGCAAACTAATTCCTACAGCAAACTCATAGGTGACCTTGTGAATGACGCAAAGGACCTTGTGGAGAACTCCTGGGACTGGTCTGCACTCAGGACTACCCTTACGATTACTACTACGGCTGACGTATTCAACTACTCTTTAACTGGTAGCCAGAACAACATCAAGGAACTAAACGTGTTGAACGACACGTCTAACTCTGTGATGCAGTACCAGACCAACAACTGGTTTGACTCACAGTTCCTCTTGTCAGCACCAGAGACAGGGTCACCACAGTACTACACGTACAACGGTGTTGACTCAGACGGTGACACATTGATTGATGTCTACCCCAAGCCTGACGGAGTTTACTCCTTACGCTTTAACTGTGCGTTACGCAACCCTGACTTGAGTGCTGACACAGACACACTTAAGATACCAGCGATGCCAGTGTTACACCTTGCGGTAGCTCTTGCTGCACGTGAGCGTGGTGAGACTGGTGGTACTGCTACTCAGGAATACTTTGCTATGGCTAACAAGTACCTGTCAGATGCTATTGCACAGGACGCTGGTAGACACCCAGAAGAAACTATCTTCTATACGCCTTAAGGTATTTATATGGCACAAGAACTCAAAAGTATTAATCTTGTAGCTCCGGGCTTCAAGGGTATTAACACTGAGGACTCACCGTTGTCTCAGGACCCTTCCTTTGCTGAAACTGCTGACAATGCAGTAATTGACAAAAGAGGGCGTATAGCGGCACGTAAGGGTCTTAACGTTACGACGACTAATAAGACGCAGCTAGGTAGTGACTTCCTGAGTGCTATAAAAGAGTTCAGAGACGACGCAGGTAACACTAAGGTCTTCTCTGTAGGTAACAACAAGATACTCAGTGGTACAACCACGTTGGCTGATGAGACTCCGGGCAGTTACACAATCAGTGCTGACGACTGGAAGATGGTCAACTTTAATGACAGCATCTACTTCTTTCAGCGTGGGTTTCAACCCCTGATATACAATGTAATTGCTTCAGGGACATCTGGAGGCGCTAATAGTAGTGTAGTAACTTTGAGTTCTGTCAATAGTGCATCAGGTCTTGTTTCAGCGATGTACGGCAATGAAGTCTTAGCAGCCTACGGTAGACTCTGGACTGCTGACTTCGCTACAGACAAGTCAACTATTTATTGGTCTGACCTTTTGTCAGGCCACAAGTGGTCCGGTGGAACCTCTGGCTCCATTGACATAGCTAAAGTATGGCCTGACGGTCATGACGAGATTGTTGCACTGGCTGCACATAACAATCTTCTGATTATCTTTGGCAAGCGTAGTATCGTAGTTTACTCAGGTGCTGATGACCCTGCTAATATGGCTTTGTCCGACACTATTTCCGGTGTTGGCTGCGTAGGTAGAGACACGGTACAGTACACTGGTGTAGACGTAATCTTTCTTTCCCAGACTGGCTTAAAAAGCTTTGGAAGAACGATACAAGAGAAGTCAATGCCAATAAGTAGTTTGTCCGGTACGATTACCACGGACATCATACAGTTAATTAATGAGACAGGTGAACTTTACAAGTCTGTGTATTACCCAGAAGCAAACTTCTACTTACTAACTTTTACAAACCAAAACATGACTTATTGTTTTGACATTAGAGGCACTTTGGAAAACGGGTCATACAGAGTTACACGCTGGCCCGGAACTAGTTTCACTTGCTATGAACGCAAGGACAATGGAGACTTACTCGTAGGTAGCGCACAGGGCATAGGGCAGTACACAGGCTTTCAGGACAACGGTAGTTCTTACAGCTTCAAGTACTTCAGCCCTGAGTTGTCCTTTGGTGACCCCTCTAAACTTAAGTTCCTCAAGAAGATTAGACCGACGGTAGTAGGTGGTAGTGGTCTTGATATACTACTAAAGTGGGACTACGACTTTGGTTCTTCCTACAACACAAGCGTTATTACGCTGAGGGACCAAGCAAAAGCAGAGTTTGGTATAGACGAATACACCGTGGGTCAGTATTCAGACGGTATCCTGACATCTAAAGACGCTGTAAACACTAACGGCAGTGGAGGAACATTGAGCATTGGTATGGAAACAAGTATCAACGGCAACGAACTGTCAATCCAAGAAATCAATGTACTTGCACTAGTAGGTAAAACAATATGAGTAATTATACTAAAGTAACGGACTTTGCTGCAAAGGATACTTTGTCTTCAGGGGACGCTAACAAGCTTGTCAAAGGCACTGAGTTTGAAACTGAGTTTGACAACATTGCAACTGCGGTAGCAACAAAAGCAGACACTGCTGGACCTACGTTCACAGGCACTGTAACAATACCTGCGCTGACCTTTACAGGTACTCTAGCTACAGGGACTATTAACGGAGGAACATACTAATGCCAGAATGGTTAATTGAATTATTAGGAGGGGCTGATAATGCAGCCTCTAACGCTGCCGCCCTAGGCTTAGGCACCGCTGGTTTAGCCCTTGCTGAAAAAGGGTACAGCGACATAGGAAAGATTGGAACAGAGGCTCAACAAGCTTTATCTGGCTACACTAATGAGGCTGGTGAATTTGTTCCGGGCTTGGCTCAGGACCTTTCAGGTATGCTGGAGTTCCAGCCTTACACTGTGACTTCTGCTACTGGTGGTCAGTTTGGTATGATGCAGGACCCAGAGACGGGTCAGATGACTTACCAACTAGCTGCTTCTCCTGAAGAACAGGCTTTCCAAGAGCAGGCTTTAACAGACGCAAGTATGTTCTTCACGGAAGCAAGAACACCAATAGCTCAACGTGAGCTGGCCGTGTATGACCGCATGCGAGCAGCTATGGCTCCTGAAGAAGAACGTGACCGTTTAGCTTTAGAACAACGCATGGCGGCTCAGGGACGCTCAGGTGTGCGTACAGCACAGTTTGGCGGAACTCCTGAACAACTCGCGATGGCTAAGGCGCAAGCAGAGGCTAGAAACCAAGCGCAGCTAAGTGCTATGCAGTTTGCAGGACAAGAACAGCAACGACAGGCACAGCTAGGGACAGGCATGTTAGCCGCTGGTTACGTACCACAGGCACAGTTGCTCAATGCGTTGCAACCCGGAATGGCTGCTTCAGAACGTCGAAGACAAGCTATGTCGGAACAAGCAGGAGCCTACGGTCAGACCTATGCTTCAGGCTTAGAAGCACTGCTACAGTCTGGTTTAGGGCAAGCTAACCTTGCTGGAGGCATGGGCGCTAACATCGCTGGCGCAGCACTTGGTGGCTTGTTTAGTAAATAAGGAGAACATGTAATGGCTCAATTTTCACAAGGATTTCTGTCTAGCTTAGGCAGACCAGAGATGTCACAAAGCTTGTTTGGCTTAGGTGCTGCCATTGGTGGTGTTCCGGGGCAAATGAAGCAGAGGCAGAAGGAACAAGCGTTTAACCAGTTGATGCAACAGGTGCAAGCCGCACAGGGTTCTGGAGACTTCGCAAGCATGAAGGCTTTGTCGCAACAGATGGCGCAAACAAACCCACAACAAGCTGCTCAAATAATGCAGGCTGCTATTGCGGGAGAAGAGAAACAAAAAAGAATCCAAGCGGGTTCAGGCATGTTTTCTGGAACACCTGAAGAAGCTAGGGCTTCAGCGGAGCAATCTGCTGCATTAGGAGATTTTGCAAGTGCCCAACAAGCTTTAGCAAGGGCTGAAAAACTTGAACAGCAAGGGAAGAAAGTAGGTAGAGCAAGAACTTCTGCTCAGATGTTGATGTCAGAGATACAAGGGATTATGAAGACTCCTGACATTTCTGAGGCAAACAAAGAAAAAGCACTAGGTTTATTAAGAGAAGCTGCAGTTGCAGGGGAAGACTCTGACCTTTTGAAACCGCGAGTAGACGAACTTAAACAAAGCTTGCTTCCTGTAAAAACAGGGAGTAGAACTTCTCCTATTGAATTCGAAGTGATGGAAGAACAGGAAGACGGTTCATGGCAGAAAATAACTAAATTTGCTCAACAAGACCCAGTTACTGGGAAACTTACTTATGAAACAGCAGGCCCCACTCCCCCAAAAGAGTTTGCACCTAATTCAGTAAAAGAGTCTGCTGCTTTATTAAAAATAGAGAACGACTTAACTACAGAAGTTAATGAACTACAGGCAAAAGCTTTAAGAGCTGAAGA